AGGTCTTCGATCTTTGCCTCAAGCAAAGCCCTTTTCGCCGACGCGGTCTTTGGCTTAACTTTATAGACCTCCAGGTTTTTGGCATCAAGATTAGTCCGATCGCCGTCCAGGAACCTGACTCTTTCGTTCTTTCCCAACTCTCGACCAAGCGACCGTTCAAGTAGCAGTCTATGTGTGAGTTGCCAACCACATTCAGTTCTAGTGTAGTGATATCCGTTGGCTGCAACTCTAGTGTTACCAACAGTCGACTTTTTGCCACGCACTCTACCTCCTCCTAGTCTGAATAGCACCATCTTGTCTTCGAACAGTTCGTCTTCGAAGTAGTCCACTACCAAGAGTAGTGTACCTACTGGAACCTTATCCATCCATGGAGTTTCGAATAGTCTTTCGTGTGGTACGTCAATCCACCACAAGTTCCGCCATCGAGCCCCAGTTGGGACCGACACTGATGTCAACTGGGAAGGGGACGTAGTCTGTGAATCTGTCAACTGCTGCCTCCTCCATTGTTCTTGCTACGAATGGAATCGCTTCCTCCAGATCCTTCTTGTCTACCTCAATCACCCAGGCATCATGAACGTTGATTCTGATCATATCCCTAAACCGCGGGTCTCTCTTCACAAGATCCACAGCACCGGCGAATGTCAAGTGAGACACTATGTTCTGTGGGAGAAAAGACCAAGCCTCGCGGAGGACATCCTTTTTGTTTCTGGCAGTAATGAGGCTGAACCTACGATGCTGTCCGAAGGGCGATATAAGATCTTCCAGACCGAAGATCTGTTCTCTAACTTGCTCTCGCCAAGCAACTACACCAGGAATCCTCTCGAAGAAGGCCGCAACCTGAGCTTTGGCCTCATCAAGACTCATCCCATGTTCCATTGCAATTGAGAAAGCCTCCCTCCCGTAAGAAAGTCCAAACACAATTGCTTTGGTTCGAATGTACCTCTCCTTGTCATGCTTGGTGAAGCCAGGCCCATAGTAGATACGTCCGACTTCTTCGTGCAGATTTCGGTGACGGTCGAAGAAGACACCACGGAGGTAAGCGTCCCGAGCCAAAGTGCAAATGACTCGAAGCTCAGCCTGCCGGTAATCTGCTTGCATAAAAGTTGTCTGATCAGATCCAGGCACGAATAGTTTCCGGAGTACATCTCCTCGGGTGACATTCTGAAGATTAGGGTTACGACAAGAGCTCCGTCCGTTTGTGGTTCCGTGGAGCAGGTAAGAAGGATAGACCCGTCCCCCAATGAGCCTTTTACGGGTACCTTTGACGTACGTACCATATGACTTGACCTCTTTCTTGAACTGTAGATGGGCTGTACAGAAATCATACAGTGTACGATTCCCTATTCTGGCTGCATTCTCTCTTAACTGTTCTATCGTATCTGCTCTTGAGTCCCTGACATGCCTACCTGACATGGCATCGAAGACACGCTGTACCTGCTGATGAGAGTTCGGATTGTACCAAGACTCTCCACACATACTCCTCAACTTGAACAGCAGTTCCTCGACACGATCCTCATACATGAAGGTGAGCTCGTCAAGATAGGGTATGTCAACAGCTACGCCGTTCCGCTCGACATACTGCATGACATAGGAGACCTCGACAAGATGGTCATGTAGTTTACGAAGATCTGCAGGTAGGTTAGCAGTGAACCATTCGTACAGTCGGTAGGTGTTTGCTACATCGAGAGCATTGTACTGGTATAGGATGGGTCTAGGGACGACACCGAACTCTTTGCTACCGCCCAGGTACCTCGCGATGACATGTTTCCATGCAGGCGAGCCCAAACGTTCCACTGCTTGGTACTCCAAGCCATGGACGCCTCGACGCTCGTCCATTGCGTAGGATGCCATCATGGTATCGAACCACAACCTACCGTCTCCGTACTTTAGGAGTGCTTGGAGATCGAACTTACCATTGTGACAGATGATCTGCTTTTGTTCGATAAGTTTGCCTAGTAGATGCAGTACATCTGGGTTCCTGAGTGCCTCTTCTCCTAGAACGGTAGCAAAGGTACCTTCTGAGCAGATACCTACGGCAATAAGAGTGTACTTGTCAGGATGCTCAAAGCCTCCACCGTCCTTCTCTGTACCCGATGCTTCTATGTCAACTGCTATCGGGTTGGTATTACTGATTAGTAGGTTGGCCAGGAACCTTTTGGCCTCTTGTCCGTCATCGATGACTTCGAACTCCGGCCTCTGCCAGTCGGGCATCGTCGGAGCAAAAAGCTTAGCACAGTCAGTAACAAGGTCAGGAAAGTTGAAAGGATTACGCAGGCAAGCAGCAGGATGGTAGGTGGAGATGATTTCAGTATCAGGGTATGTCTCGGACGTTTTAGGTGCGCCCAGTCGGAGTGCAGTGACTCCAGCATCAGTTCCAAGGATCGCTCGTGAGGCATAGTTACCGAGACAAATGATCTGTTTAGGCCGCCGAGCCAGCACCTCTTCCCGTAGTCTATTACTACAGCACCTAACCGCAACGGCTGATGGGTTCGTATTGCCCGGAGGCCGGCAAAGGCAAACATTCGTGACAAAGACCTTCTTCCTTTCGACTCCGAAGTGGTCCAGGACAACATCGAGGAGCTGGCCCGAGTCACCTACAAAGGGCTTACCTTTAGAGACCTCGTTTATGCCAGGAGCCTCTCCTATGACAACAAGGTCTGCTTGTTCAGGTCCATCTGATGGTACAAAGGCTCGAGGAGGTTCCTCCATCAGAGGACACTCCTCACAGGATGCCAGAGGGTGCCGTCTAACAGTATCCTGTGTTATTACCATGGCTTAGGCCTTCTCTGAGGCTGTTCTTTTGTAGAAAGTATGGGTCGATCGCCTGCCCATGTCAGATAGGTGTTGATGTTCTGCATTACTGTTTCATACCTATCGTAGTTTGTCTCAAAGAAGTGCTCCGGTCTAGGAATCCAGGCATCTGTCTCTATGCTCTTACCTTGCAGTCCCATATAAATGGGAGTCGAGGTGTCGATACTTCGGAATCCTGCACTATCCCAGTTGGGTGCAAGATAGTCATGTACCACTGCTTCAAGTGCTGCTACCTCCCTTACCCATCTGTTGGCTCCAAGGAAGTGAATCTGGAACCTATGGTGGTAGGACTCTCTGATCAGAAACTCTGCAAGGTTAACCCTCATCCGTTCGTTGATGGATATGAGATGCCGAGGTATACCAATGCAGGTTATGTACATCATATCAGGTGCACTACCAAAGAAGTAGAGGCACCTTATTACCTCGTCAAGAGTACTACCCTGTACAACTGCCATATACTTGAAGTCAGGTTCAGCAAAAGGCACAAGGGCCTTTGCCTTAGAGATAGTCGCCAGATAGTCGCCTAGTGTGTCTGGAACAACAATCTCATCCGCTTCAACTGCTCTGGCAAGTGTATGTAGGTGTCTAGGACCGTACTCTAGACCCTCAGCTGCTCCGTTATCCAGTGTCAGAAAGCTTCCGTTCCGCTTCCTCTCGAGATAGAACTCGGAATACTTCTTCTGCTCCAGTAAATGTGGCAGGAGCAGATGGTATCGTGTTAGGTGGCCGTACCTGCCTAACAGTGAGGTCGGACAGATCAATCCCACGTTCACGTAGGGCCTCCTCTACTAGGCGCAGCTTCATGTACTGCATGCGTGCATAGTTGATAAGATCAGCCAGTTCTTCGTAAGCGTACTGAAAGATGTCGTTACCTAAGAACCCGAATGCACCATACTGCTCTGATCCTTCGAGAAGCCTGGTACCTACTAGGTCCATAAGGTCGCTGTCTAGTTCCTGTAGCCTATCCATGGTTACTGTTCAGCTTTACGATCTCGAGGAACTCATGCCTAGCCGCCTCCTGTGGATCTCTGAAGACGCCCCGCACCGCAGATGTTGTAGTCATCGTACCGGGAGACTGGACACCACGGATGGTGTAGCACAAATGCTCTGCTGTCATCATAACAGCACAACCCTTTGGCCTAAGTTCTTCCTCGACTCGGTCTGCGATCCGATCGGTTAGCTTCTCTTGAATCCACAGGCCACGGCTGTAGTACTTGACAACACGGATCATCTTGCTGAGCCCAGCCACACGATCTGTAGGGATGTAGGCTAGATGAGCGATGCCAAGGAACGGGAAGAGATGGTGAGCACACAAGGAGACGAACTGAACGTTTGTTACAACGATCATCTCGTCCATACCCTTCTCCTTGGGGAAGGTAGTGAAAGAGAAGGGTTCACGCTGAGTTAGTTCCTTAAGTGCCTCCACGAAACGACCAGGTGTCTTACGAACCATCTCGAGATAGTCTGGAGCCTCTCGATCGTACGAGGTAGAGGCAAAGTCCAAGATGTCTTGTGCTGCAGCCAGCAGTTTATCTGTACCGTTACCGTCTGTCATTAGAAAGGACCTCCATGAACGACTCGAACACCAACCTGAACGAGGTGCTGAACCATCTCAGCCATTTCCCAGGTTCTGTTAATTCTGTAGGTTCCTACTAGGATGATGATATGCCTGTTAGGTGCGAGTCCTCTCAGTCTACTAGGGTCGAGTGCAATGTAGTAGTTCTCTGGTCGTAGACCATAGTGCTGAGCCCATCGGTTGGCCTGCTGAAAGTCACCTGGGATTATGACAGGTGCAAAGACCTTGAGTAGTTCCAGAATGTTCTGATCTCTAGGCCTCTGCCCATCTGGTGGAGCGAGATGCGCTAGGTCTGGCTCGATAGGAATAGCCTCTACGACTTCCTCGTCATCTGGCATTACCGTCTCCTTTCGTTCGGTTCCCAGATGTACTTGTGGATCTGAGTGTTCAACCTTACTTTGCCGCATGGTAGATCTGCAAGCATCCACTCTACCAGGGTACTCTCGGGTAGCTTGCCCCATGCTACTCCGACAAAGACATCGAACCTGTCTGCTAGACGGTGCTTGTGTATCATTCCACAAGCGATTTCGAAGTCTATACTATCAGTAATGACAAACTTGATGGAGTCGTTTATGTTCATACGCTCCAGGTTCTCTTCCCTGAAGGTACCGAACTCTCCACTGCCTGGCATCTTCCAGTCAACAACCAGGGTTAGTGCTGCTGTACGGTTCTCCATCCAGTTTGGTATGTACCGAGATCCGTTAGTGAAAATCTCGACATGATGGTCTAGATCCCTCTCTGTAAGGGTGATACAGAGCTCTTTCATACAGATATCAGGCTGAACGAAAGGCTCGCCACCAGTAAGGCAGACGTTCCTAGGTTCCTGTGGGATTCTGCTAAGGATGGCGAGCGGATCTGTTATCTCCCACTCGGCATGCCGTTCTGGCAGGACTGAGAAGTAGGAGTCGCATGGCCAGCCAGGACACCTCAAGTTGCACCCGCCAAACCTTACGAAGGTGGTAGGTTCTCCAACTCTAGGTCCTTCTCCCTGTACGCTCTGGTAGATTTCACTTAGGCGCATCATGGCCGGAACACTGCCTTTGTCTTCGCAGTCTCCTGAATGGTAATGCTTACAAGGGTAAGTCTGTTGTTGAACATCGGACTGTCGTATCTAGGGGTTGTTAGTAGCCATGCAATGGCCTCGGCGATGTTCTCGGCTGTCATCTGGAAGTTCGTATGAATCCAGCCATCACGATAGAACTCTACATCTGATAGAGAGGTATTGAGGAAATGGTGATCAAGGCGTTCCTCAAGAAGGGGCCGTACAATGTTATCCAGTTCCGAGTAGTTGATGACCATTCCGGTGACAGCATCAACTTCCCTTGTTACCTCTACAGTCAAGGTATAGGAGTGGCCATGAAGGCGAGCACACTTGCCGAAAAGCTTGAAGTTCTCCTCTGGAGTGTTCTCGTTAAGCCCTAACTGGTGCGCAGCCTCAAAGGTGTACGACTTTGCTATGGTTAACTTCCTAGTCATGCGTCTCTCCCTCGAATTGTGCCTTCATGTATAGTCCACAGTTCTCGTTCTCACAACGCCACGCTACATCGAACCAAATCAGTTTCTTGAAGCAGTACAGGCAGTGGGGCTCGCCGTTCTCTGCGATATACTCTTCCATAGGTGCTGTCATCTTCGTTTGCCTCTTTGTCTATCCAATTCCTGGAGCCGTTCGAACTCCTCAGGTGGATAGATCGCCCGTTCTATCTCCCGTGGCAGTCTCTTGATGAGTTTACTCTTACCTGGTCTAAACCCTGAGTCCGTTAGGTTAAGAGAAACCTCCTCACCTAGAACAACACTAGCAAAGGTCTCTGCCCATGTTTCTGTTGCCATCTGATGCTCTGCCGTTACAAGGTCGCCGTCAACTGTTATCATGACACCCTGTAGTATCGCACCGGCTCGTTCAAGTAGATCTGCACTTCTGATAAGCGGAAAGTACGAGACCTTCTTGCCTTTGGCAGCAAACCGTATTGTAGGTACCGAACAACAGATAGCAGCGATGGGCTTTTCCTCTTTATGTGCCTCCCACACAAGGTCGAGGACTCGTATATCCCACCAGTAGGCTTCTGTATCCTTCATATTACCAGAGACAACCATGAGAGCGTCAAATCCCTCCAGAGACTTGACCTCATCTAGAGTACGATCAATAACGCCTCTCTCATGTGTCACCTCGTCCTCAATGTTCGTAGCCTTCGAGATGACCTCGAACTCTAGACCCCTTTTCTGAAGGACACCTAGGGTTACCCACAACTCGTGTCCGTTGAAACGGCGGGCTACGACAATAAGGACCTTCACCCTTGGTACCTATGCTCGATCTCTCGTGGATTGATCCTGAACTCGGGCTCAGAGTCGTCGTTCAGGCGCTCCAGCCAGTCCTCGATAGGGTTGCCTTCTGCATCGACATCCAGACGCATCAAAAAGATGTCGTTCTTGCGAAGGAGACACTTAACTGGTATCTCATGTGACCGTGCATACGCTGAGAGCGAACTGTACAGCGAGGACGCAGTCCTTGGGATACCAGTTCGGTCCACCTTAGCAAGGAAGATCCCAGTCTCTAGGAATCCCTTGAGGATGGGGTAACTTACACGACCTCTGTGTGTCTCTCGGAAGTCGATCATATCCCGAGGGTCGACGGGTATGAACTTCATACACCAACTCCTTCCATATTGTTGTGCCAGTCTATCTCGATAGCATACGGGGCAGGGTCGATTGCTTCGTTCACTCTGAAGGCGTGGATTCTACCAACACAGGTAGGACAGGTACCGCACTGCTTCTCACCGCCTGCATAGCAGGAGTAGGTGTACTTGAAGGGTAGTTCCAACTTAAGCCCTATAGAAACGATCTCTCCCTTTGTCATCCACTGAAGCGGAGTAAGCAGTCTTACCTTGTGGTAGGTTCCAACGTAGATTGCGTTTGCCATTGCACCGAGGAACTCAGGTGTACAGTCTGGATAGGCCCAGTTCCGAGCATCCTCAGAGTGCATACCTGCATACAGGTACTCGGCCTCTTCCTTGAGTGCAAACACTGAGGCTGCTGACAAGAGCAACCCATTACGGAACGGCACATAGGTAGGACTCACACCATACGAAGCCTGGATCTCTTCGTAGGTCATCTTCAACTGATCGAGTCTGTTAGCCGCTACGATAACTGATCCTGTTCCAGTGAACATCTCTGTTGGAAGGGAGATGTACTTGAGCGGAACATCGTAGTACTCAACCAGCCTCTGTGCTGCTTGTGACTCTGCCAGGCTATGTGTCTGCCCATAGTAGAACGAGACACACTTCACCTCAGTATGCTGTAGTCTAGCAAGAGCCAGACAGACACCAGAGTCCATACCTCCACTCAGAAGAACAACTGCTTTGTCGCTCATACCTCCTCCTAATTAGCAATGGTGTAGAACTCTGACCGACCCTTCTTCTCCATCACAACCAAACCTCGCTGGATGAGAGTTTCGAATATGAGGGTAGCCTCCCTGGAGGAGAGATGGTAGTGTTGCATAAGTGTCGATCTGCTTATGCCTGGATGTCTCCTAACATCTCCAATGATCCGCTCCAATTGGCGTTCCGAGGCTCCCTTTCCCACAGACTCGAGGAGTTCAAGAGTGTAGGGCCGCCATCTCTCTATGTACTTGAAGGCTCTGATGACATCCTCTTCTTCAACCAGTACCTCCTGTTCTAGCTTCCTTGACGCGGCTAGTAGCACAGCCATCTTAAGACCTGACTTAGCGAGCCTGTCCATCGTTGGTGTCATCAACTCAGGACTGTCACTATCAAGTCCTGAGGCGACAAGATCAGCCTCAAACCTGTTGTAGTGTACCCATGCTTCGGGGGTTAGTTTAGCATCCCACTTCTTCTGCCTTTTTATGATCTTGTCACCCAACTTCATGTCTACGAACTGGTCGTAGTGTTGTCTCATAACCGAGAACGAGTTGACCAAACTCAGACGCTGTCCTAACGACTGCTCCGTTGGTGGTCCGAGAGGACGAAGCCTTGTAATATCTGACTCAGCTGCAACATAAAGGAATCGAGGCACGAACCCACTTGCAACGTGATCGTATCGTAGAAGTTCTTGTACGCGAGTCTTAATTCCCCCTGCGAAGAGGATAAGGACTGGGTCACGGACCTCAATGACCTCTCGACGGAGGACCCTACGCTGGAACTTACCGTCGTAGAGTTTCGTAAGCGTCTCTTGCATCCCAGCATAGTAGTCCTTTTTGCTCATGGCCTCAAGCAGACCACTGAACTCGTCTCGGAGAAAGACAGATGCACGTCCGGGTCTCGCTGCAAGAGATTGCATCAGTCCTTCAATAGACCCGTCTGTAGCAAGGATGGCATCTGAGTCGACATCAAGAACGATGTCCATTGCTACATCCATTGCTGTTGTCTTCCTCGTCAGAGTTGTGTCTGCGAGGATCATGAACCATAGGTTGGGAATGACAAGACCAAACGAAGTAGGTAGACGAACATATCCTGCGAGAAGTGTACTCAGGATAACAAAGGCACCTACCTCATGATACTGCCATGCTGCATCGCCTAGAGACTTTGCCCACTCGACATAGTCCTCTATCAGAGTAGGAGTATCGTTACAGAAGCCCCTCTCTGCGTCCGTAAGCAGAGGCTTTGTCTCAGGCTGGACAACTATGTTGAGTTGTCGCTGGATGTTCTTGACATGAGCCTCGGCCCTGCAAACCTCTTTCCACAGGAGCCGAGTGTCTCTCTGGTCCCGTCTATACTTATTACAGGCAGACTCGTTCGCTACAATGTAGACTTCCTCTGGACTGAGGCCTGATTCGAATAGGAGCAACTCTAGTTGCCAGAGTGGTTTACTCCAGTCGTCTATCGGTTCCTCATAGAAGAGGGTCCAGGTTCTGGGATTCAGATGGTTCCGGTTGCCTTCAAGGACATCTCGTGCTGTCGTGGTGGGCAAATCGACAGGCATCGGCTTGTCCAGGTATTCGAACCCGCTGGCCTGTGGATAAGAGGCGAAGTCCTCCGGTGTGTACTTCTGACTACTAGCCTTGACAACGCTAACAGCAGTACGTTCCTGGTACTTGTAGTTGTAGGTGAGTGGTACACGGAGCAGTTGGGTTAAGTCCCAGCCACTCTTGTCAGCGCCCTGTCCTGCGTGCTTGTAGGCAATCCGGCGACTGTAGTCCTCTGCTTCTTCCGGATCGAGAGGTTCCGTAAGCAGCCAGTAGGCCTGGTACCTCCCAGGAGAGGACTCAACTACTATGGTTGGTTCTACAATGAGCTGATCGGGTGGGCACTCGTCTAGGTCAGCCCATAGACATGTACAGGTTTGTACTGAGTTCTTGGTCCTTCTCTTAGCCCCTAGTAGTTGAGGACAGAAGTAGAGATCGGCCTCGACAAAAATGGTGTTGATATACGCCAGAGCCTCCTGCATCTCTTCTGGATACCGGTAGAAGTTCTCATAAAGTCTGGTGCCTTTCTTATGCGCTAGACATAGGAATCCTGTTTCCCCACCGAAAAGAAGACGAAAAAAGGTCTCTCTTTTCTTGTCAATATCTGAGGAGACTCCAATTACCTTTATGGCTCACCTCCTTCTGTTAGGATAGAGAGCCGGGAGGCACGCCGACCCGGGGTTTGTAGTAGGGTTACCTCCCGGCTCTCACTTGGACGGGAGGTCTTCTAGGTAGCGGAACCAGGAAGTGCTGGCCTAGAAGCCTCCCGTCACCTTACGGAAGCAGGTCCGACCCAGCGCGATCGGCACCCAACTGGGACAGAGCCTCTTCCGTCACCGGACGGAACCGGCGAACGTTGTTGGTCTCCTCTCCCTGGTAAGTTCCGATCCTGACGACAGCAATGACCTCTGCTCCGAGGGCATCGTCGATCTCGAACTCGAACTCGTCACCGCTGAGGTCTCCCTCCTCCCATCGCCCGGTGGACTTGAGGAGGTTCTTCAACGAGAACAGGGCATGAGGCAGAAGCGTTGTATTCACAAACAGCTTCCGTCCTTCGTACTGTCCCTGCATAATGGTCAGCGTCCACAGAATCATCTCGGATCCGGGATGCTTAGCTGTCTCGCCAGCGGTACGAAGTTCACCATCCGTAATAGTCACAAGGTAGTGACCTGCAGGGATGACTTCGAAATCGCCCACGTTCGAAAAGTCAACCTTCATTACCCTTCCTTCTTTCTCTTGCCGAACGCATAGTCGAATATGTCTTGCATGGTTGGGTTTTCGAGTACTGTTGGTAGTCTATCGCTTCTGTCCTTTGCTATTTGTTTATCTGTCATTGACGAGAGAGCCAGACGCGTGATGGCTTCATTGACGATCTTTCTGTACATGAACAGTACGATGTCAACGAATCCACCAACCTCGCCTGTCAGTTTACCACTGAGTGCTGGGGAAGTCTTGACAATACCCGTTCTCTCATCCTTATCGTACCTGGCAAGAGCAGTGAAGATGGAATGCATCGGCAGGTCTCTGAACCCACGAACGAGCCTTCTGATCTGCTCGATGTTCTTTCCCCACTCTCTCATACCAGGAATGTCAGGATCCCTGTCGGGGTTCTCTCGTACAACGCCACGCATGATGTTGTACATTGAGAACTTCTGGATCTCAGACAGCGAGTCTAGTACTACTGTTTTGTAGCCATGCTTCATGTCATACAGTTCACTGTAGACACTCTGCATGCCTCTCCAGTCTGGCACCCGTAGTACATCAACCTGAGGGTACAGGTTCCTTAGAGAGAACGTGCCACCCTCAATGTCGATGAAGACTACTGGTGACATCTCAGCGACTACACTCGCCGATCCAGCCAGTACTGTCTTACCTACCCCAGGATCTCCGTACACCAACAGATTGATGAACGGCTGGGTCTCGACAACTGGTTGTACTTCAAGTCCGCCAAGTGTTTTGGATGTTAGTACTTCTTGTGGTGTCTTGGCAGGCACTAATCCTCCGTTACCTCATGAGACTTACTGTTGTTAGTACCCTCCTCTCTCTTGACATACAGATTGTCAAGCATGAACTGGTAGTCTAGGCCCTTATTAAGGGCTATACAAGGTTCTCTGAACCTGCAGAAGGAACAATTGAACCGCCCAGGGTTGGCATAGATATGCGGACCTTGAAGCATATCTATGGCCTCGTACCCGATTCGGGCACCAACCTCCTGGTACTCAGCGGTTGTACGGTGCTGCTGGAAGCGTCGGAAGTAAGGATTGCCTTGTGCTCTAAGGTACTCTAGGTACTCTGCATACCGCTCCAGGTCTTCGTGTGCCTGGGTCAGTGTCTTGACAGTCAGATCGTATGTCGTACTCTGCTGCTTGTTGACAGAGTACCATCTACCCTCTCTTTGATGGAGCAGTTGTTGAGGTGGTACAGGTACCGCCTTGTATGCTTCCGAGTAGATAGCACCCTTGAGGACAATCCCCATAGACCATAGAGCCCACCCATACGAGGTAATCTGTTCGTCTAGGTCCAGATGAGAAGTGTCTCCGAACTTGCTCGTTGTCTTGTGCTCAAGGTTCCAGTAGTGACCTTCGGGATCCTGGACTATGGTATCGATACGACCCTGGTAGACAATAGGCAGTCCGCTTGCAAAGAGTTGTATTGGCTGTCGTGGCGGTGGGAATCTAGGATCGAAAACGGGAACCTCGAACTCGACCTCTGCCTTTACAGGAGTGAAGTTGTCAACAGTCGGTGCCCACTGAAAGTAGTGCTCAAGCATACCCTTGCCGAGCTCCAGACGAGCATTGAAGTCCTCCTCCAGCTCTGGGAACATATCGCCTTGCATACCCTCGTATCTTTTGCGCTGTTCCTTAGTAGTAGACACAAAAGCCTGAACTGTAGCTACCTGGACAGCAAGAGCTGTAACAGGCTGCTTGAGGAGGTGCCAGGTGTCTGGATCGTAGTAGACAGCCATAGCAGCATGCCAGGCCGTTCCGAACTCTAGAGGTTTGGGAGTGATAAGCGGGACAAGGTTACCTCGTAGAGGCGAACCCCAGCTCCATGCCCGCCTACAGAATTTGAAGAGTCGTCTGTCTGAGTTTCGTATGACGTACTTCATTGAGGTTATTGAGGGTATTATAGAACAAGTACAAGACCCAACTCAAGGAGTCTAATTTTATGTCTCAAGATAGAATCCTCCATAGGCTCACAACGACGAACCACCAGAAGGCAATGGTAGCCGCTACGAAGAGGAGGCCTACAACCACTCCCCAGAGTTGCCACTTCCAGGCTCCCCCCGAGTAACCGGGCTCCGACGAGGAGTGTATTGAAAACAGAACCTGTCTGTGTTGTACCTGCTTAGCCTTGTGGAACAGTCGGGGTGACCGCATACTCGTATCCTATCTGTTGATTTCTTCCAGGATCTGATCTGTAGTCAGAACTACAACTCTTGCTGGCTTGAACCTATGGCTTCCAGGTACTGGAGATAGATCAGGATCAGAGTGTACTGGATCCTCAGGATCTCTCCAACACCACTTGTAGGCACAGATATCCTCGCCTAGACCAAATTGTCCAGCAAGAGACTCAAGTCGCTTAGTTATTCGGAGGTACTCTCGAACTGCACCTACTACAACAATTGTAGCAAGTGCCAGGAACGCCATCAGAAGTCCTTCCACTGATATCACCCCAATCGGTTGGCTGACCATACTCCGCAGTACTCCCAATGTCCAGATCCGCCCGTGAAGTACAACCAAACTCCTACGGCTATGTTCACCTCAGGGTCCCACGGGTCCCCCACATAGCCTATGGCTCTCGTCGAACGCGACTCCCAATACAGAGGTCTGTGCTGGAAAAGACCCATAGTTCCGCTCCGCGGGTTTCTTGCCTTCGGGTCTCCCACAGACTCGCAACGTATGATCCCTAGGAGATGTTCGATTTGCCATTGTGTTCCACCGTAGTATCCGGCGTACTGGGTGACAAGGGGTCGCCACTGCTCAACAGATGCACGCCATACTCCTGGAGCTGCCGCAGTAGGTGTAGTTGTTGACGTTGGCGCCGGCGCTCTAGTCGTTGTTGTCGTTTCATCCAGGATCCTTCTGTCGTGCAGCCGCTCTGCCCAGTAACTTCGCTGACGATTAGCCCATTCGGGTGTATTCACCAGCTCTCGTAGGTAGTACTCTCTGAAGGTCTCACTTGTTGGGTCGTTGTCAAACTTAACAGCAGGTGGCACCACCACTGTTGGTATGCTTATTACCAGTTCCTCAGGCTCAGGCGGGTCAGATGCCTCTGTGGTTCTGAGGGAATCTGATAGGTACGATAACCCTATCGCTAAGGCGCTGGCACATACGTAGACCAACAAATAAAAAGTAGTCAGAGTATTCGGGATGGGCTTCTTCGAAATCATAAATCTCTTCCATCACCCTATCTAATACATAATTTTCTCCATCATCAAGGAAGAACAAAGCAATCATTAATCGTTGTGCTATCTCTATAGCACCCCAAGCCACATCGGGAGCATCCGTTACGAAGTCCGGTATCCTGCTTAGGTTTACTTTGAACCTCCTAGACAATGAATCCTCCTCTCTTGAGTGCATTTACATAGTTGACAACCTGAGTGTATCGTATTAGAGCCATTTCAGGAGAGGTCTTGGTTGTATCCGTAGGACCGTTCCAGTACCACTTACGTAGCTCCTCCAGTTTCTCAAGAGTTGATAGACCCTTTAGAAGTCTCCTGAACATCTGCCACGATGGCCAACTTACTGCATCCTGTATTCCGTCTGCACGAAGAGGTCTAGGTGTGAGACGCAGAATAGAGTAGGCTTCTTTTGTTGTTACTTTGGTTTTAGTCATTTGGGGTGGATTGTAGTAGGTCTGCGAAGGCAGCCTCGCGCTCGGCTTGATCGACCACGCGGCCACGCCGCATCCAGACCTCGTACTCTTGCCAGCATCGGGCACAAAGTTCCTTGGTTACATCCTCTACAACAAGGAATCCACTTTCAGCGGCTCCCTTAACAGGTAGTCCGCATCGGTCACACACACGGATGGAAGCCATTTACATCACCTCCTCGTCTGGGGGATTGAGTATGGCGTTTAGCCATTCCTTCTTCAGTTCAAGCTTCTTACGCCTTGCTACATCGACAGTGCTGCGCGCCACTATGTCTATGACATGGACTGCGTTCTTCTGCCCAATTCTATGGAGTCGGTCTTCTGCCTGAGCGTTTCGAGCAGGCGACCAATCCCGATCAAGGAAGACAACGGTCGATGCAGCAGTGAGAGTAATGCCTTCTCCTCCTGCTCCGATAGTTCCAAGGAAGACACGAGCCTTTCCATCCTGGAAACTTTCAACCGCCAACCGCCGGTCACTCCACCCAACGTCCCCTGTAATTGAAACAAATGGGATCTGAGCTCGTTCAAGGCGTCCTGCGGCGAGAGTGATGAGCTTTTTGAACTGCGAGTAAACGACAATCTGCTCCTCCTCGTTGTCCTCAATCAAGTCCAACAAAGCGTCCAACTTTGTTGAGGGTTCCGTTAGTACAACTTGGCCATCTGAGTGGATGTCCGCATAGGCTACAGCCAACTGTTGCAGTCGGATCAATTGGGCTATCACAACAGGGGCAACAAGTGGCTTTGCGGCGTCCTGCTGACCAAGCCATGCGACCATTTCCTTCTTCATCTGGTCGTAAGCCCTACGCTGCTGCGGATCGAGCTCCACCCAGATGTCTGAGTAGTACTTCTCGGGTAAGTCCTGTAGCACCTCAGACTTGAGGCGCCGAACATAGTACGGACCTATCTTCTCGTGCAGTTCCTCTGCGTTTTTGGTACCCTTGAACTTGTGATAGCCGTTCGGATAGACTATCTCGTACTCACAGTACCGATCGTAGAACCGCCAGAAAGAGGAGAAGGTCGACGGGTACAGCCAGTGCAGTACAGACCATA